CTGCTGAAATATTTGGAAGTGTCGTATAAAGGTATTATATTTGTGCCGCACTAATATAAAAAGAAAATGAAAAAGTTAATGATGGTTTTGGTAATGGTGTTAGGGTCGGTTAGCTTGAGTGGGCAAAACAATGTTAAAAATCTTACAGAATGGAATCTTGATACATATGCATATCAATGTTTGCAAGATTTAAAAATTGATAATGTCGTAATTATCATACATCAATATAATGGTTTAATTTATGGTGTTTATCCGGCACTCGTAGAAAGATCAGGTAATATATACAATATCACTATCTCTGGAACTAACGGTTATTCAGGTGCTTTAAAATGCTTAGGACACGAAATATTTCACATGTCGCAATACGAAACTGGAAGGCTTACTAATATAGACAAAAAGGCAATAGTTTTTAACGGTTTAAAATACGAAGTTTCCGAAAAGTCACATTACGATGATCCACAAGAAGTCGAAGCCCGCAATGAAGGACTCCGACTATTTAAACAATATGCTTTTATTTTAAATTGACCTATTCAAGTGGTGTATATTTTATATTGTTTCGTATGCTTATCGTGATGGTTTGACTAACTGAAATCATTCCCGGATACGAAGCCGTGATATGCACACTAAAGTCTCCTGAATTTGGAACGCCTCCTATATTTACGAGATTTACGGCTATGTAATTAGCGAATGTATTTGCAATTGATCCATTTATGGCAGTCCATTCTGAATACTCATAATTGTATCCTGACGGGTCAATTGCGCCAACAGACACCCACTTCTTTGATCCGTCCCAGTCTAATCCTGCGCTGAAATTACAATATAAGGTAGGCGAAATAGCGGTTAATAATACCAAATAGTCTTTATTGTCGTTAGGATCTTCTATCAATTTACCATATGTATGACCGTCACCATACCCAACCAACAATGTTGCCCCAGTTGTTGATGATGCTACTCCGCTTGTATAATAGTTTTTTATATTAACAGTTGCAGTTTCTTCGCTTCCTACATTTGCCCTGAATTGAGCCGATGCGTAATTGCTTGAATTTATATTTATTGAAGCCCAAACAATAACGCCATTATAAGTGAATTTTGTTACTGCTGCGCTCCATGCTGTTTCCCCTAAGTCGGGTGCGCGTTCGCCTTTTATTACAGACAAACTAACAGTAAAGGGGAACAGTCCCGTACTGCTTTCATATGATTTCCCAGTCGTCGTTGTCATTCCAACTATTGACGAGGGAGGCAGTGCGTTGTGGTTGTATCCTGCAAAATCACCTAATCTAAAAGGCGGATTTTCATCCGGCCTAAACCTTGCAAATTGATTAATGTTTGTCATTTGACACAATCCGCCAACTGACGTAGATGACGATCCTAAAAAGTTTTTAATATCTGATACTGCTATATTACTAACATCTAAGTGTGCTGCATCAACAACTACCACGTCATTGTTGTTTGTGGGAATACTCACACTCGACTTAAAAGAGTACGAATTAATCCAAGAAGGCATTTCTAAAATCTTTCCCATTATATCAAACTTGAATAAGCGTTTACTTCTGTTTTTGCATGAATTTCTCCGGATTGCGTTAATACCATCTCCACCACCCCACTTGCATTTTTAAATTCCAATCTCTCTCCTGTTCCGACCGAGACCGTCCATTGAACTACTCCCCCAGCATTCTTGATCTTATAAATAGGAGCTGTAGCCGATCCTGTAAATACCGGATCAGTAAACATCGTTGCCTTTGATTCGTTCGTGACGTTGCCTAACCCAAGTTGAATAGCGGTAACTAAGTGGGGATTATCTGTTCTTCCTGAGTGAGCAAATGCAAAGTTCCATTGACCTGAGTTTCCGCCCGCTCCGGTTATGATATTGTTGGATGTTATGAATCCGTTTACTTGGACGGACGGAGCGGTAATGTTGCCGTCAAATGTTGCGTTTAAGTTATCGGAAATCTTCATCCCTCCGACCCATGCGCCATTAGCCGCAATTATTCCTATGCGTGACCATCTATTTGTTGTTGCGTTATCTCTCAATATTTGTACCGCACCACCGTAGCCATTACCCCAAACAGTGTTAACTATACCATCACCTTTATTTAATTTAACATCATTAGAGGCTGTGATTTCAGAAAATGAAGCATTTAATCCATTTAGCGTTCCTGTCATTGTTAGGCTTCCATCCCGAAGAAAATAGTTGGCTGGGTTAAAATTACCTGTCGTGTATGGTGCATACCCATTTATATAGACGGGATTTCCAAGCGGATTTATATCTAAAGGTTGCTCGCTAAATGTCTGTAAATAATTTCTATTTGCATATTCGCCAATAGAAAAATTACCAGTCGAAGGAGTGCTGTGATTAAGTGAAGAATAAATCAAATAATCAGAACGTCCATTTAACTGAGCTGCATTTGTGGCTGTTGCCGCATTACCCCCAGTCGCCAATTTTCCGTCTAATGCCGACTGAAGTCCGCTTATTACTGAAATGGCATGAGTATGTCCAAGCAGAGAGTATCTGCCGTTGCTGTCTGATTTCGTATAATAATTAGTTAAATCACCGCCAGTACCGCCAATTACGGTAAGTTTTCCATTAGTAAACTGAATTGTCGTGCCATCAACATATCCGCCCAATGCTTCAAATATCGTAGGAGTTGTGCCATAAGTAGACCAAGACGTAATATCTCCAGTAGATGACAATGGCAGCTTAAAGACGATTGCGCCATTTACTATTTCGAATAAATCAACTTCTGCTCCACTAACTATGGTTTTAGTATTTGTAAGTAACGCTCCGGCAATAGTTAATCTATCCCCGTCCCAATTTACGAAGTTGAGATTATTACCAACGTGCATTTTATATTTACCATCTAAGGTATCCCTTGCCACGATAAAACCGCCATCGGTTGTTGCGTTTGGGAGCGTACTGCGCCGTCTGCCAATATACAGTAAAGGGTAAGCCGGATCAGTTCCGACATGGGTAGCCCCGAAAACATAAGGGTCGGTTGGATTTCCGGCAACCAAAGATGGATCGGCTAAGTGTAATCCATTGAAGGATGTTACTTTACCTAATGAGACTATTGTGTTTGTAGTTATCTTGCCTCCGTTTATTGTGGTGGTGTTGGCGTTTATATCAGCAGCCGCAGCTCCTATTGCCAGTTTTGACTGAGCCTCCGCCAATGCTGAAGCTGCATTACCCAAAGCTGCCGTAGCTGTTGTGTCATCCGTATATTTACTCGCCTTCTGCCAATGACTTATAGAAAATATAGCTCCGGCAACTTTTGCCGTGACGCACCGTAGCATTTCATTTACATAAGTCGTATTGTAAGTCGCATTAACCCACATATCTCCAATGTCGTAAGCCATCGCATTAGTTGGTTGAGCCACAAAAATCCTTCGCTTCCCATCTGCTGTATCTTTTGCCAATGACGCCAAAGCTAATGCTTGTACTGCAACTGAATCCGTAATGGCTCTCCATTGCCAAGTTCCGTCAAGAATCCACCGCCACGAGCCGCCCTCGGCTGCTGTATTTGTAAATGTATCGTTCGCGTGAGCTTGCTTCAGTTCGGGTGTCGTCCATAAAGAGGCTGGCTCATTTGTTGTGGTTGGAACATAAGCGTAGAACCAAGAATCAACAGACCCATCTATTTGTGATTGGAGTGCTGCCAATTCTGCCGGAAGCACTGCTGTAATATATGTGCTATTAGCATCTATTTCTGCTTGTTTAGCTGCCCATTCATCAAACGCCTCTAAACCAGAAGCTCCAGAGCCAATTTTCAGGACTCCGGTATCTAAATCGAAATACGATCCTGCTTCACCTAATACGGATTGGATTCTTCCGGTCGTAATAAACCGTCCATTTATCCACGTCTTTCCATAATCGAAAGCCTCACCACGAACTCCATCTACAACTTCATAAACTACGCCAATTCGGAAAAAATAGAAGTTAGCGTCACTGTCATAGCGTAGCATAGATTCAGTAGCTTCCCAAGTTGCGGTACTGTCTGTTTTTGAACACTTCGCATAGATGTAATAAACCTTGGCTGGATCAGGAAGGGTGATTATGGTTTGTGGCATATTCCACGAATAATCATCTGGCGCATTTGATATTTCCCTATGGTTTAAAACTCCTGCACTGAAAAATATTTTATTTGGATCTGCCATCTTAGTAATTTGTTTTTATATTTGCCAGTAGTACGAAATTCGAAGCCTTCACGCCCATTTCCAGATATAGCGCACTAATACTTCCAACTTCTATATTTTCTGTGCGGAACTTACCCGTCATTGGATCGAAAGTGTAATCCTTTAGTCTATTAAGCGATTGGGAATTTCTTCTCGCTAATTTTTCTGCCGCTTCTCTGGTGATATTATTTACGATCTGAATTGCAGTGATATTGTCTTGAATCCTATTTAGCGTCGTGGCTATTGGCTTATCGGAAAGAACTACCTCATATATTGGGATCTGTCCTCCGTAATTTATATTTAACTGCTGGATTATGATAGGTTGATTTATTCCCAAGTCGGTATCTCTGATCTGAAGTAGATCCCCCTCCATTACTGTTGCAGAAACAGGAGAATTCATCATATACATTTCACCAACCCCCACTGCATACGTCGCCTTACTATGGTCGTATTCCGCCAAGTATGCCAGTCCTGCCGTTCGCAGTCTAATCTCCGCGGCCTTTACGTAAATATCCGGCATAAAAAGTCCGGTCAAAACATAATGGTCTCCGGCGGAAAGATATGTAACATCATCCGGCAGAGGGAAATTACTATCAGTGTTACGATTTACCGTTAAAGTGTAGCCTCCGACAAATGGCACTACTTGTGTTACATCCAAGGCAACTCCACCTAATCTGCCATCTGTTATTTCAATCCTTAGCGTATCGTTACCCAGAAAGTTATTCATGTTAAATCCGATGTCTGGGATCGTTATTTGAAAGTCGGCTTGTTCTGGAGTGAGTATGGCTGTACTGCTCACGATCACATCAATCCTACCATTACTCGCCGAGCTACCACCCGCCGCGCGTATTTGCTCACCAGTCATTCCCTCAATGCTCGGCTTTATATTCTCATCCCTGAATACGCCTTCCCTGATCCCGTAGATTAGAACTTTATCCGCAGAGGCTTGTAGATAATCTATTCCTGTCGTTTCGTAATCAGGAAGCATTAGGGACGGGATATACTGTGCTGTCGGCAATATGCTCCCTGTCCCTTTTTTGTATTTTAGTGGTAAATTATCCTTTGATCCATAACATCTAAGCCCTGTAACTACCGCTTCATCCGTTACTGATATTCTGTCAATAGAGTAAAGCCCTTTTCCTTTGCCGTACTCAAATATTGGCGTATGGACTACGCCAACTGCCCCGATGTTAATTGTCCTGTTCTTGATTGTAAAATTCAACCCGTAAGCAGTCTGCGCCTGAGCTAAGGCATCCAAGCAGTTACCGTCAGAAATGGAAATATTTTTTACGGTTGTGGGCGCACCGTTAGCAACGGTTACTGTCCACAGATTTGGGTATAATCTGTTTAGGTTTGCCTGAATCCTATTCGCCAGCATCCGCACATCTCCAGTAAATTGCACCTCTGGAAATCCAGTGTAGTGAAGAAGATTGTCGCCAAGTACAATGTCGAGAAAGTCACATCTCTCCAATTCGCCACGTCCGATAGAAATAAACGCAAGCTCATAAGAGAAGGCATTACCCACCGATCCAGCAGAAGCAATCTTCTTGGCGGTTGGTACGTAATCTAAAACGAAACGTTCTCCACGAAAATCTACGTAATCGTCCGGCAGAAAGTTGATCATCGTCGGAGATTCTACATTCAGACTTGCCGACCTGTCAGACATGAAAGATCCGGTATATTTGTAATCGCCCGTAGAATATAATTGCGTTCCTCCTTTTGAGTAAACTATCATGTATTGGTGTTTATGATCTTCATTTAGTATTTATATGCTCCAATATCGTTATTGACTCTGGTATTATTGATATAATCTGTTGCCACGCCTGTCGCATACCCAGATGCTATACATGGACTTCCCGACGATAAGTGATAGTCATGTGTGGATCTACCCACAAATAACGGATCAGTTGCGGCTAAGTTATTAGAGAGCGCAACCCCATTAAGGGTACTATACACCATGAATAGTCCATTCCCGCCGTTTGCGATGTTTTTTGTGATGATCACATTTGAATATGTATACCCATCCTGAAATAATTGCATGGCGTAATCATAGTGACCATCCATTATATTGTTTGCTATTAGTATATTACTCATGCTACTCCATAGCATGATGTGTCCGGCATAATGCTGCGGATTGCCATCTACCATTGTATTGTTTATGACAGATATATGATCATTATTGTAGGTATCACCATATAATTGTACCGCAAATCCACGATTACAATTGTAAAATATATTATTTTGTATCGTTATATAACTGCACCCACTCATATAAATAGCGTGGTCAAACGCCAAAATTCCAGTAGCGGCACTAAATCCTTCTGCGGGACTTAGTCTGCCTATATCGTGGAATAGACATCGTTCTATTATGCTATGATTTAAGTCATGAAAGAATGTTCCTCCAACTCCTGTCTGTGCGTTTGGTGCAGACGAATCTATGCCAACTCTACCGCAATGGTGGATATGTAAATCCCTAAAGTTTACGTATTGACATGACGCGCCTGAAGGTGTAGCCATAGAATCGCTTGCAAACCATCTGATTTCAAACCCTTCGATATTTAAATAACTTCCAGATACAGAAAGACAAAACAGCGCGGTATTTCCTCCATCCAGAATTGCTCCACCTTTATTTCTTGCTCTGTATGTAATATAATTAGATGAGTTCCCAGAGGCAGAAAGCGTCGCCATTGTGCCGGAAGAAACTGTGTAGGTTCCATCCTCAAATATCACCGTCTTACCTGCCGTTGCGACAGATACAGCTTTCGCAAATGTAAGGTACGGAGAGATCAGTGTTCCCGCGTTGCTATCGCTACCATTTGTTGATACGTATATTGAGTTGGGATCTGGCGTAGCGGGAGATGCATCTATGTATGCTTTCATGCTCTCTTTTAACCCAAGCCAAGTCCACTGATATTTAATTCCTGACTTTTCTATCCATATTAAATCATAATCAGACGGAGTATATCCAACAGCCGCATTAGACGTTAATGGTAGTGCATGATTGTGAGTTGTTATTGCCCCCGTAAGTTTTGCTTCAATTTCTGTCTTAGTAATATCACTATTCTTTTGTGCATTAGTTGGAGCATAGCTTGTGGGGATTGTGCCGACCTTCGCTTCTATCTCGGCTTTTGTAATATCTGAGTTTTTTTGTGCATTAGTGGGCGCATGAGTTGCTTGAGAGTGATTATAAGCAGTTAATCCTTGATCTCCCCTTGCTGCGGTAGTCGATGATGTTCCGATGGTCAATGACCTACCAGCCATAATCGCGGCAGGTGTGGTGTATTGCGGATTTCCAGAACTGCCTCTAACAAGAATAGCATCCGTATCAAGCACAACACTTCTAAAGGACATTTCGCTTGGGAATTTCATTCTATGTGGTATTAATATGTTATGTAATCGCCATCGTCTGTCGTGATTACGTCGCCCATATTGGTCGGTTGCTTCACGATTGTATTCAATACAAAGATAGCAAAATGATCGGGATCGGCAAATGTTTTTGATATTGGGGTATCTGCGGCAAAAGTTGCGTTAGTTCCATCATCCCAGAATACTATTGCCGGAACATCGAAAGTTGTAGTTATCGTGGTAGATGCGGTCGAAAGTACGTAGCACAAAGGATTATTAATCTTCACCTTTACAGTAAAAACTACCGCCTCCTCTACTATCCTGTGGTGAGCCTTACTATCATAGCTGACGTAACGACATCTGATTCCACGCTGAGAATATTCATCATACAGTGAAAATTCTGCCCCTTGCAAGTAGGTTAAGAATGTTCGGATAGCTTCAGATGCAGTTCGCAAAACCCCCTTATATACAAATTCCAAATCTTGCTCGTAGGCTTTAAAGATAGGAATAGCCGGAACGTATTCTTCGTCTCCTTGCTGATCTACCCAATCACGTTTGAACATTTCCTTCACTTCGAGCTGCCTGTCTGGAATCGACTTAGTGGTGATTCCGAAGGCGGAGAATAGGTCGAGCTTGGGAGATGTAGATTTCTGTATGTATGTTTTATTCATGTATTTTTATTTATAATAGAGGGGGAATGATTTTGTCAAAAAGCAGGTCTATGTGAACTAAAACCCTTTGACAATTTCAATCAATAAAATTGTGCCAAAACGGTTATATCGGATCATGTCGATTGTGTTTGCAGTTGTGCTAAGTGTATTTACACCACCTTTAAATTTAACTGTTAGTCCTGCATGTGTGAGAGCCGTTAATAATCTGCTTCCGGTTGCATCCTGTGTTAAGTATATAATCCCTTCGCCTCCGGCATACACGCTTGTCAGTTCGATAGAAATATTTCCAGTCAAGGTTATTGATTTATTAGCCGCCGCGAGGTAGCTCAGTACTAAAGATGCTGTATAAACGACAGGCTCAACAGCGGTTGTTAGAGCGTATACGATTACCGGACCCTTAAACTGAGCTAAATGTGTCACGTCATCGGCTGGATTACCAAATAAATGCCTTCCTTCAGATGTAATATAATATCTATTTTGAGTCGGAGTAAGGCCCCCTGTTCTGAACTGAAATCCTCCGCTGCCTGCTGCTGTAATTGAATTTGCAAAAATACCCTGATAACCGCCACCCATAAACATGGCGATTACCTTTGCGGCCCCACTAAATAACCCCCATCCGATTTTTGTACCCTGATCATCGTACCATGTATCCGGTGCAAGATCGGTATGAACCATAGCAGTCGGGTTATTGGTTCTGTTTCCAATGCACTTCCCCTTTACTGTCATTGCGTTGACCACAGCTCCTGCCTCTACAATGGTTACGGCTTTAACTCCATTTGCGGTATAACTCAGATCACCCGACCCTGCGTCCTTTGACCATAGCGCACTGTAAACGGTATCGAAGTATGTTTTTAATAAGGCTTTTAAAGTAGCAAAGGTTATCTTTTTTACCCCTGCCGTTTTTGCAACAACGATCTTATCATCGTCAGCCAATGCGGTAATAGTTGTGTATGAATCATCTGTAATTTTCATATTTTATATTTTTAAAGTATTGTTTCAAAATGAGGACACCAATTATACATGTCGTGAATTGTTTCGTCCGTATCGGTTGAGATATTTTTAAACGAAAATTTAATTGATTGTGAGTCTCTTAGATTTCCATTGCTTAAATCGCTACCACCTACACCATTAATCGCATAGGTTAGTTTTTTGCCTGCCGGACTGGAAGAGCATGATATTTTAATGGTATCGGGTGCAGTTAATGTAGCGTTTGTGATAATGTCAATAAAACTGTTTTGGTTTTTATCGGACACTCCACGTATCTGAAATCCTTTAGAAACGCCTCTATCTTTAACATTAACGGTGTCAAACGTCAATGGAAGCGAAGGAGCATAGAATTTTAGGAATATATCATTGCCTACAATGTTAGATGTTAATAAATGAATTGGATTCCACCCAACCTGATCTATTACGACTCTTTTATAAGCCAATCCACAATAGCCACCAAATAGCTTGCTTCCGGCAGCGGTAAAGTGAGTATTGTCCGCAATTTTAGGAAGATGATAAATAGGGGAAACAAGATGAACGTCATTCCTGTCAAGGCTTATCTGCAATTGTGCCAAAGAAACTTCGGGATAATGGTAACCTCCGTAAGTGTCAAAAACATGGGTTTGATAAAGGAAAAAATTAACATTTTCAGATTGCCCTGTAATTGCCCTAATGTCCGTGTTTAGGTTGTTGAATAGCGCAACCATTGCATTGTAATAATCTATCCGTGACATTGGAACCCAGTAATCTGTTTCTCCTTGAATCCAGCTAACAGCAGGGCATGAAAATGATTTACCTGCTAAGTTTGCAAGTCTCTTACCATTTACCACATCTCTAATTAGTCGCTGATAATAAACTCCCGACGTGTTGGATAGTGTTGCGATATTTTGACCGCCTAAACCGGGAGCGGAAACAAGCACTAGATAAGAACCAATACCGTCCTCAGATATCATTAATTCATGAATCAAATCAGCTGATCCGCAAGCAGGCGTTTCGCCTCTGTAAGTTGCGCCTACTGGAGTTTCTCCTTCAATGTAGGAGAATGCAGTTTCGATAGCCGGAACTAAGGCATCGTATATAGTTGCTTGATTTCTGTTTTCCCATACTCTCACGCCTCCGGTAAACATCAGCGAATTATATTTTTGTATTGCAGATGCTATGTGCGACTCCCAATCTCCTTGACTCAAAGACTGACCATACTGGATAAACATGTTTATATCTGCACCGTATTTTTTTGAGGCGTTGTATATTTTCAATCCGTTTTCATCAAGTAAGAAATCGCCATTTTCATCAAGTAAAAAATCAAGGTCTTGGTTCAACAATGCCCCCTTATTAGCACCAATCACATTTGCATTTATGTTAAGTAATGCCATGTCGGTTATTGTAAATAAAATAATGTTACGGCAGGACTTGGCATAGTAAATGATTTCAGCACATATGCGTTATCGCCAGATTTAAACCTCTTCGACACGGCAGTATTCGTAGCATCATCAGCAAATATAACCGATAAGACTACGGTAGAATCGTCTGTGGTTTCATTGCACAGGCAAAATGGGTTTCCGTCCGGTGCGGTAAAAACTGCATTGGCGAGAGTTGTTATGGGCGCACCCTTTCTGCCTTGCATCGTAGATGGCAGGTCTGAAAGGGATAGAATAGTACATTTACCGAGAAGATCGGGATTATTGATAAGTCCAATAGTGTTTATGACTGTTCCGGCTGGGATTGCTCCGTATGCGACGTTTAGTTTTGCTTTCATTGCTTATGGATGATTACGAGTGATTATGGATGTAGATATTTATTATATAATATTGCTAATTGGTTATGTTCTGCCTGTGTCATTAGTGACTTCCCTGCCTCTGCCGTCACGTATTGTCCGGTTGGCTGCTTATTTTTGAAAAGCAGATGATCTTGTGGCGATAGTAATCCGGCTGTCTGATCTGTGGCGTACCCGATTTTATTGATTAGGGATGATTGAGTTTCGGCGGGTGGACTTATTCCTGCATCTCCTTTATCGCCTTTATCCCCTTTGTCACCTTTAATGCCGACACCTGCATCGCCTTTATCGCCTTTATCGCCTTTAATGCCTTTATCTCCTTGGATTTCCTTAACCGTTATCGCTACGACATCGGCAGGCTGTTCTGTTATATTTAATAAAACTGTTTCCATTACTTGCGAGTTATTACGGGTTCTATGATCCAGCTTCCGCCTACCCAAGTTTTTTCGCGTCCGTCAAGGAAGGATATGAGTACGTCGTAGTAATATGTTCCGGCTTTTAGTTTCGCTACGAATGGCTCTAAGGAAATGGTAAATTCGTTTATATGAATCAATTCGTAAGTAGCCAACGCCGGACTATCTGCCGTCTTTCTAACTTGCATAGTTGCGGTAGCTCCGATCAACGAGTAGCTTGGCTCGGCGGGTAATTGAAATCTTACCCCCAAGAAGGTATTCCCATAAAAGACTGTTTGGAGATTGTAATTATTTTGAAGGCTCATATCGCAAAGTTAATAAAAAAATTGATTTACACAAGCATTATTTGTTAGTAGCAAGTAATTATTGAATTATCACTCGCAGCCCCATTCCAACAGATCCTTTCCCGCCCATCATACTCCTGACGTCTGACATCATGTTATAGGTATTGGATTCTATTTTCACGAGCTGCGCCAGTGAATTAGCCGTAACTGATCCTGTATTGCTCAGAATTCCCTCGATGCTCTTTAGACTAATGTTCTGAAGCGATACGTCTCCCCTGACTGCATTCAGTAATGAAGCAAGTAATTGGGCGGTATCTTCTGTGACGCCTTTTATTTCGCCTTGCAGTCCTGTTTTAGCCTTATCTGTAGTTGGTTTAAATAGATCAAAACCATACTTCTTACCTTCTTCCTGCATTGTCGCCAAGAAGTCGGATGATTGCGTCATAATTCCGCCCAGTCCTTTGTAAAACTCACTCATCAGCGCAATCGTCTCATTCCCGATCTGCTGTTGTGTAACATTTGGATCGGCATAAACCTGAGTCATTTTCTCCTGAAACTTTTTGAAGTAGTCAGCAAGAAATAGACTGTTCATTAAGTCCTGAGTCAGCTTTTCTACTGTTGTTGTAACGCTATCTTTAAAGTCTAAAGAAGCATCTTTACCGTCACGGAAAGCCTGTACGATAGAATCAGAAAGTGATTGTCCAAGAGAGCCAAATACATTTGTGAGATATTCTGTCATCTGGGCGTAGGCTTCTTTGGCGGTCTCATCCAACTTAACCAACTGCTCCAATTGCTGTCTGGTTGCCTCGGTCAGCTTATCTCCGGCAAGTAGTGCTTTGGCGCGGTTCACATCAAGCGTTCCGTCTGCCTTTACGATGTCTTTGTATGTGCTTAATAGACTTGCATAAATCGTTTTTGTTCCCACTGTTATACCCAAAAACTTCTTCCTTTGCACCCCTGTAACTACTTCTGCGCCGTTTAATTTTTTTACCTCGTCGGAAGATTGGCGTACTGCATCCCTATAAACGCCCATCGCATTTGTGACTCTACCTATCTCGTCTGTACCGAAAATAGTAGTACCCGAAGCGAAAGCTAATTGCTCGGCCATGAGCAGATTGTTGTACTCGTACTGCATCTTAATGTTATCCATCAAGAATTTACGCTTGGCTGTTTGATATTCCGCTTCGGCTTTTATGAGCTTAGTAGCCATCCCAATAACAGACCCAATAATCTTAGCGGGATCTCCAGAAGCAATCGCACCAACCATATCCACCAATGCTCCACCAAACTCAATGGCAATATTCATGTCATCGGCAAAGTTCTTCAATCCCGTATTGCCCGTAGCTTCACCAAGTTGCCCTAATGCATCCGCGAGAGGTGAAAACATTCCGATAACTTCAGACATGCCATCGGTAACTTTCTTAAATCCTTCTTTTGATTTTTCACCCCCCTTAGATATGTCGGAAAATCCCTGAGAAATCTTTTCAAAAGGATTATCCTTAAGCATATCACCTTTTAGCTTCTCGATCTGCTTCCTTAGTTTCTCTATTTGCTCTTGGGTGAGCTGTACGTCTTTGCCATCAACTATAACAGAGAACTTGCCTTCTACGGCTTTTTGTCCCTCAGTCTGTTTTAACATATCCTCGGTAGCCGCCACGATAGATTTCATTTTGGCAAGAGTATAGTATTCCATGTCAGAATACAGATCCTTATACAATTGAGTGGATGCCAATATGGTTGCGTCAACTTCGGCTATTGCGGATGCTTCTGCGTTTTTGATGTTGATCAGCATCGCCTCCCGTTCTTCTTGGGATTTTATAGTAATGTCGTTATCTACATCGTTGAGTTGCTTTGCGAAGGTCTTATGTATTGCCAATTTCTTTGCCTCGCTCGATCCGTATTCATCCTTCAACTTCATCATGCGAGAAAGCGTGTCGGTGTAGTTGGATTGGTCGTAGGCTTTTAGGGTATCAAAAGAACTCTTCAGTAATTTTATTTCCTCTTCGCCAAAGTTTTTTAGACTGTCTTTTGGGAATAAATCCTCGAACATTTTCCCCATAAGGCTCGCTGGCATACTTACAGTCAGGTCTTTCTGAAGTGTGGATATTTGCTTCCTTAATAAATCCCTCACATCTGCCCCTTCAAAATCCACCCCAAAAGAAATCTTCATTGCCAGCTTTTTATCTCCGGTAATATCTTCGACCATTTTCGCTAAGTCAAATTTCTCTTTGTTCTGATCGAGATATTCTTGGGCATCCTTTAGTAGCTGATCGAAAGAATCTATTATGCCATCTTTTTTGAGTCCTTCAATATCTTTCTTTACTGCGATGGTGGCTTCTTTTGCAGAGCTGCTACTTCTAACTTTTAGTTGGTTATACATTCCGGTCAGTTCTGTCAACCCAGAATCAGTCGTGCTTATCTTAACTGTCGGATACTGCTCCTGCGCAGTTGCCAAGGCCTTGTCTGTACCCATAACTTTCCGGTACTCATCAAATGCTTTCTGAGCTTCTTTGATTAGGGCGATCTGATCCTTTAACTGCTCTGCTATTGGGTCTTTTGCTTTGTCTGCATCTTTTTTCTTTTCAGTCCATCCCAATAATTGCTCGGCAATAGCACGGTAAGCCACTGATATTTTTTTTGCGTCATCAATTTCTTTTGTGGTGTAGATTCCTTTTTTGGTTTCTGCCATCAACTTATACGCCTCTTCGGTTTTTTTTACCTCGGATATAATATCGCCACTGACTTTCTCTATATCTTTGTTTTCTGGGAATACGGTATCTATACTTAACCCAGAAACCTTAAAAGCACCTAATCCCTGAACTTGTTGTTTTAATCTTCCAAGGGAATCTATCAATGGATTTAGCGATTTGGCATCGCCCTCAGCTTTCGACGCCTTATCCTCCATTCCTAATATTCTCCACGCAGCCGCTTCGTCTAACAGCCCCTTTATTTTTATATCGCGTATCTCAATATCCTTCTGGTTGCTGTTTGCGGAGTTTTTTACCGCATCCACAGAATCTATCGTGGCTTTTCGGATTCCCTCGATTGTGGCATATGATGTTTCATTTACTTTTCCCCATATAGATATGGATTCAGATACGTCGTCTATGCCCTTTTTTGCACCTTCTGTTGCGGAGGAAAAATCTTGCAGTCCAGAAATTATCGTAGAGACCGTAAATGAGGATTTATCCATGCTGAACTCAGCCATTTTAGATTTGCCCTTCGTGATCCCCGCAATGGTGGATTCAATATATTTTGCTAATGCGTCTGAGTTTTTGAGTAGTTCGGGATTATTTTTTATGTCACCAAACATTTTCCCTATGATCAGAGATGAAAGCTCGCCCTTAACCCCGATATTAGACAGTGCCTGTTTTATATCTTGGGTTGCAGATGTTACCCCTTTAGATAACTCATCGGTAATTTTAGTAGATGCGTTTTGATACGCCTTGGCTTTTGCGTTCTCATATATTGCGTCATTTACCCCGCTTAATGCTTTGGTTATCTCATCATACGTCATGCTCTCTGTTAAGAGGTTCTTCAGATATGGGCTGGCTATGTTGTTTAGTTCGGTGATTATCTGCTTTCTTTGAATAGACATCATATTGGCATCCCTTAGCCTGTCCGTTAAAAGCTCTAAATGAATTATCTGGGCATCTGCGCTTCCTTTTTCCTCGTCTTTTATTTTGTTTAGTGCATTTTCAAGTTCGTGGGCATTTTGATACACATTATAAAGAACCACCCCTAACCCAACCAAAGCGGCAACTGCTGCGCCGATCCAATTAGCCTTCATTGCGGTATTTAGTCCGGTCTGTGCGGCAGTTAGTGAATTCGTAACGACAGCAGCTCTCGCCTGAGCAATTGATAACAGCGTAGAGTTTTGAGCCAATAAAACATATGAAGCTGCATTTAGCTTATTCCATGCCACCGATACCATAGTTGCGACTTTGAATGCGCCATAGACTGCAATAACAGTTTTCAGCGTGTCGGCTATGTCTTTCCAATTAGACATGAGCTTAAACAGCGCATCTGCCCCTCCTTTCATTATTACATCATTACCCTCGCCGATACCATTTAACATGATCATGTAGGCATCCTTTAAGTTGGCAAGTTTACCGGCTAAAGTTTCGGATTGCTTCTTCTGCATCTCAAAGAACATTCCACCAGAAGATGTGAGCTGCGTGAAAATCTCATCCACATCCTTAAATGAAACCATCTTCTTTGAAATACGCGAAAAGACATCTCCTGCCGATACTACAGTACCTTCAAGTTTAGTAAACTTAGTAGCAAGCATATCTATGATCGGAATCCCCGCTTCGGTGAACTGCCTAAGCTCCTGACCTCTGAGTACGGTAGCAGCCTTAACCTGTCCATATGCGAGAATGATCCTATTCATATCTACGCCAAGTCCGGCAGATACATCAGCAAGTCTGGTCAGTGTACCATACAACTTATCTGTTTCAACCGAGAAGGCTGCCAACTGTTTAGTATCTCTTAGTAATTCTGCGAATGTAAATGGAGATACAACCGACAATGTTTTGACCTGAGAGAATATTTTATCTGCGGCTTCTTTGTCTCTGGTGATGGCGCGTAAAGCCACCTGTTGTAATTCAAATTCTCCACGGACTTCTGCCATTTGCTTGATGAAAGCAGTAATACCAACAATAGTAAATGCCCCACCAAGAGTAGACGCAAGCTGCATGGCTATTCCACGCTGGGTAATAAAAGCTCGGCTTGTGATTCCAGAATGATTCGCTAAGGTTTGCTGCGATCTGGATGCCGCATTAGCGGCAGTTGTTACGCGGGAGTGAGAAGCGGCTGCTTGGTTCTGGGCAATTATGAGTCGTTGCGCAGAAGTTAGGGCGGCGTTGTTGGATATGGCTTGAGCGTTTCCTAATGTCTGCTGTGCGGCAGTATTGCGCTGATTTATGCCTACTGCTTGCAGGTTGGTTATGTTTAGTGCGGCTTGTGATCTCGCTCTTACATCTGCTGCTTTTGCTGCGGACAGATCAGCCTTAGCCAACCTTTCAGTGGTTAGCGCATTTTTGGCTGTAATCCCCGCTGATTGACTCGCTAAAGCCAAATTCGCCTTGGTTATGGATGGATCAACCAGAGCGGCGGTTATTTTTGCTTTTGCCTTTGCCAACTGTGCGTCCAGTTGTGATTCGTCTACTCCTAACGTATAATGCAAATCGCCTAATGAGACACCCATCTTATTGATTATTAAGTAGTTCGTCGCCGTTAAGCAACTTTGTTAAATTTATTTCTTCGCCTTCCTTCTCTTTCTGGCTTGCCAAGTATCGCTGATATATCTGCTCGTTGGCAATAACGGAATCATCGTAATCCTTTTTAGTATATGGATGATCAGAGCTTTTGGTTTTCTTATAATCCATTCTGGCTATGTCAGAACCGATTATGGCTATTTTAGCGTTGCTAAGAACACACCTGTAAACATATTCTTCGATCACCACCATTCCCCAAAATAACCGCAAGGGAGCTAATACATGCGGATATTTATCACCAATCGCATACTTTATTCCAATGAAGGTACGTGCAGGTATTGCCCTGCCTCCGTCTTGGTCATCGTCATCAATGTATCCATCATCATTGCAGAGAATCCCATACTCATGTAAAATCCTATCTCCGCCATTTTTTTTTTACCCTCAGCTATAATTGGCTGTAACTGTTCAAAGTCATATTGCTTGACGTAAAATAGCCATCTCCAATGTATTGCGTGAAAGAATTTGATAGTCCAAAAATTATTTAAGATTACATATGACGCCACTTTTGCGGGAACTTTTATCTTGGTAGCCATAAATTTCACCAAATCCTTTGCCTCTATGTCTTTTGGTATTTCATTGTCCAAAAACGTTTGACTGATCTTGTTGGTGGTGTACGGCTTCATCCATGTGATTTGGTAGGACTTTTTTGTTCTTGGAATCTCAACCTTCGTCGGAAGGTTTTGATCAATACTTATAAGTTCTTTTTGTGCTGATTTTGATGGCTGCTTCATCTTTTATTTGTTATTGTCAATAATTGCTAATAGCACGTAAACATACACAAAAAAAACCACATAATCAAATGTGCCATAAAAGGAAGGGGCATGGCATTCACCACACCCCCTATTGAGAAGAAAAGAAAGTCTCCTATACTACTAAATGTTTATGGCATTCAGGATGATAAAGTCAGATTTCAATGGATCTGGATTCGCCAATACGTCAAACTTTAGCTCAATTGCGCCAGCCGTAGTAGAAGAAGGCGGAATCAATTTACGAGAAACTGAAAGGTTGTAGAATATGTACGACTGGTCTCCAGACCCCATGTCTACCTTGAACATTAAGTTTGGATCTTTCAAGTCGAGCTTCATTCCGACAGCCTCATATGATTTACCACCAACAACCAATGGGGCAAGTACTGTCGCCGTTTCAGCTACGGTATTGAAAAACATATTTAACATAGCTGTTGCCGTGTTCGGAACTTGCCATGTAGCTGTGATTTTTCCCGCTTTAGTTACGGAATAAATAGGAGCTTCAGATTGGTCGATGAAGATTTCAGTAACCGTTCCGTCAGCTTGCTCCAGCTTAAACGTGTCCTTGATGGACTGGAAAGTCTCAACCCAAGTAGCAGAAAGTGGAGTAGTTGATTTTGTTGCGGTATAGAATTTACCTGTACCGACAGCGATAATCGAAGTTTTTGCTGTGTTTGCCATTTTGTTTAATTATTATTGTATTTTATTAAAACGTTAATATTTACTGCGTCAACGTCATAGCCTGTTCCATCAAGCCCTAACGGTATATTTGAAAGATAGGTAAATTCGTATTTATCAGTACTTATCGGTAATGCTGCCATCACATTCTTGGAATACAGAGACATTTTTGCAGAATCCTTGACTCCAGATAACTCTTTTGTGTAGATTTCAGCCCTGCAAATATTCCTGCCGTATCCTGTTTTGTCCACGATCTCGGTAACTGACTTTACCACTACGAAAGCGGATGCTGGTTTTACCGTTGTAGTTGGTCTGCGGTTGGCGTATATAACCGGACATACATTTGCCGATTTCATTGCCTCCCATAGAGCATCTTCAATTTCACCTATGTCGTAGTTACTGTTCACTGTATTCTTTTAAAGTCAGATAAAAAATTCTGTTCGCTATATTGGTATGCGCTCGTTAAGACATTTAGCTTATGAAATGTTTCCAAATCTGCTGCGTAAAACTCTCCTGCAAACACTACTAATTGCCAAGCACCTGTCGAGCTAAACTTATCTAAAAACAAAGATCCCATTTGCGCTCCTGAGCCACCCTTTGAATCTGTGCTTGACGCCTCGGAACTATTCAGCCATTTCCTTACAAGAGAACCATTGTGATAAATTCCGAATCCGTAAGAGTCATTCAAATTGTACGTCCTATGCGTGTATCCCCTATTTAAAATGGACACGCTTATGCTTATTTTTGCCAACTTATCCAAAGACTCCACAATCGCATCATCTGCCGTCTTTCTGATCAACGCCATCCCATCATTAAGAACTTTATCGTTAGGAATCCAATTTCGCGTTTTTGCCATCAGCTACGGGTTTATCAACTTCATCCAAGTCTATATCTGAATTTTTCTTAATTACGCCCTTGAATATATTGTAAATCGGATCGAGTAGTTTGAAAATCCTGAATGAATATCCCACCTTCTCAAAGTTCTCGTCAATAGATTTCATTTCCCAAAAGCAAATCTTAAAGATCACAAACAGTTTCACAACTGTAATCGCTTCGGTAATCCAAGAGTAGCCATAAACGGCAGATTCTTTTACTAAACCATTTAACACGTAAATGAAAACTGTATAAGAACCAAATTTGAAAACCCATCTCAGTCCTTTTTTGCTGGAGATGGATTCTTTCCCATCTATGATTGCCGCACTTGCCACACCAGTCACTAAATCAATGAACATTATAATGAAGATCATTAAGCAAACCCAAACTGTCATTCCTAATACTTCGTTTGCCCAATAACTAAACATTGTTGCCATCATTGCTATTGAGGTTGCTACCGTTCCTAAAAACGTCGTCTCTTTGGCTTTTTCTGTGCCTAAAGAAAACATCGGTTTCAAAAAACTATATTGTTCAAAGACTGTCCACATAACTATTAATTATTGACTCTGTTATGCCAAAGAGTGCATCCCATATTGCCGTTGTAGCTATTTACAAGCTCTCCGGCAAAAGTTTTAACGCGATCCGTAATCACAACCGAGTCGCCAGTCTCAAACAGAACCTCATTAAATGGCATTGATACGGTGTAGTCAGAAATAAATACTCCCTCTGTGATTCCGGTACTGCCGGATCTTGATGGGTAGTTTCTGCATTCACCTTCAAAAACATCCACATCCGAAGATGTAGGAGGATTTACATCAGTATTCACGACAACTCTCGTAACTTTTATCCAGTGAGGAAACCGAGGATTAATGCCTTGCCTGAGCATCTGACTTAACCCCATTTAGTGATGTAAGGATAATGGATGGCATAGTCGCTTCTCCATATTTCTTGTATATTGCATTTGCCTGCGTTCTGATCAATCGCTTATCGGTAATAGATAATGTTCCGCTTGCTTCTTGGTGTGACCATCCGTTATCACTATCCTTTGCGCCCTGTACTTGCGAGGGAGAATTAACTCCGTACATTAAGGCGTCTGCAAGGCATAACTCCTTGGTCTGAGTAGATAAAGTAGTAACATCCAATCCAATCGCTAATCCACGATCAATTCTTATTCCCATCAGAGCCGCATCGGGCAATTCAAACCCGACACGACCCCTTAAGTACGACTCTAACGTACAGATGAAAACAGCAGAAATTACGACATCGCTGTCGGGAGCTTCAAAAACGTACGGGTTTGCAACGATAACTTCTTCGCCTCGTAGGAAACGACTGAATGAGGATGGTGTCGCTACTAACGAAACTTCGTCGCCCATGCTGTGTATTCCTGCGCCTGTGACTACTCCATCACCTATAACTGTAACCTGTACGTTCATATCGGCTTATCTGTTTGTATTAATTAAGCAGCAGTAGTGATGTCAAGCATCATAATCTCATTCGGGTTGTTCAGAACCGGAATACCTGTAAACTCAGCAATGAATTCCATTACCTTATGCTTAGCTGATACGGTCTGAAGGATGGTAATTCTGCCATCTTCGTAAGTGTAAACAGGTTCAGCAGGGTTGTTGAATTTAATTGGAAGAGAAGACTCAACCGATCCACAAGTTCCGGCAGCACGCAGAACAACAACGCCATCTGCGAAAGATTTCAGTGCGGTATTTACAGTTTTGCGAGTGGACACATCAAATGTCTGAGCGAAAGAAATCTCATCTACAACTTCGATAGGGGGCAAACCGCGACCCAAAAGATAAGCACGGATCTGATCTTCAGTTACGAAGAAGGTAGAAACGTTAGCAGCAGCGATACCACCCATAGTAGCCTGAATTGCCACAGAGTTACGGACGGTTGGATGTTGCCAGATAATATCCCAAGTGGCACGGTTCATTCGAAGTACGCCGTAAGGTTTGAAATTATCCTTTGCGTATTTAACCAAGTTGTAAAGGTCGGTAACAACATCGGCAGTCGAATCAGACCAAACCTTTACTACTTTCTTTTTATTGGCAGCAGGAATGTTGAAGTCAAAATCCAAGCCCTGCAAACCGTCGGGGTTATTTGTTGAATTGGTAATGAAGTGACCAGTTGATTCAATCTGGAAAGCCATATAATTCAACTGAGAGTGCATGCCCCTCAAAAGTTTGTCGGTATCGGTAGAAATGATTTTATATAAATCTTCCCATCGAGGAACAACGCCAGAGTAGTTAGTAACTAACTGAGCCTGTTGAATGAAAGATTCCTCATTGAACTGAATTGCATGACCCATGCGGGGCATCTTGCCAGTAGAAAGAGAGAAGCTGGAAGGAGCGCGAAGTGGCTTGTCAGCGTCAAACTCGATGATAGTAGCTTTAGGGGCAACTAAAGAAGTTCCTTGAAGCTGAGTATAAGTGAAGCCTACTTTTGGAATACCCCAATCGAAAGCGGATTTCCACGAAGCGTTATCGTAGCGGTTTGCGAAGGCAGAATCAATAAATGTCTGCATAGAATCGAAACCATATTGACCCAATGCGCCATTGACGAGGTCATAGTAGCTCTTGTAATTTGTTTGCATGGTATGGTTTAGATTATATTATCAAAATAAATGTCTGTATTCAGCCGGATGTTCGCCTTCATAATAGGGGAAAGGAATGGAATCCTTTTCTCAAAAACATAACCCTTAAATACGGGTGATGCAGTTGCGATAGTGTCGCCCGTTTCAATCAAAATCTGACTGTAAGTAAGGTGAGTTGGCTGGCAATAAAGAGCCTGAGCTGCCTGTTCTGTTGCAGATGCTGACAATGCAAGGATAGTACCTACTGCGATTGTGTCTGCGGCTGCTGTTACGATAGTGAAGGTAGACTCACCAACTACACTATTATCGACGGTGGTTACGGCAAATGCCTTACCCGTTCCGGCAATAGTCGCAGGAGCTACCATAACGATTTTACCTGCTACGATGTCGTGAAGACCATCTGCGCGATACACGGTGATTATGGTGTTTGTTCCGCCAGTTACCGATGTGGCTTTAACCTTCCATGTAGGAAGAATCTTGACGCCATTTGCAGCTTCTAAACTGCAAGGAGAACCTGCTGGATAGTTGTATCCTTCTGCGAATGCGTTGAGCAGTTTACCTACTCCAACTACACGCTCAGGTACGCCCTTCCAAACCGGAAATCCAGAATCGTAAGTGGCCGTTTTGCGACCAAATGTATTTCCCATTTTTTAAAAATTAAATTATAAGTACATTAAAAATTTCTTCGGCTATTACGCCTTTGGCTTTCCTAAGAATTTATCAACAAGATCAACGCCTTTTTTCTGAGCGGCTTCTACCGTAGCTTTATCGCCAAGAGCAGGAATGATAGGTACTGCACCATCCTTAGAAATGGAAGACTGCAATTCATTATATTCCGAAAGAGCTAATCCAGAAATCTGTTCGGCTGTCATATCGTCTTGAATGTCGATTAGCTTGATAGCCTTTTTGAGTAGGGTTGAATTAGTTGCTCCTTGTTTTCCAGATATTTCAAGGGCTTTTGTAATTAGCTCTTGCTTGGTTGTCATCTTACGATGCTCAGCGTCTTTGTTCTCCAAACCTGTGATCTTTTCCATTAGCGTCTTTAGTAAAGCGGTTGTGGAGTCGTCGGCTGGTGCTGGAGGAGTAGGAGGTGCTGGTGGATCTGTTGGTTTTTTGATTCTTGAATCCACTTCTGATTGGATAAGTTCCACAAATGGCTCTGCGCCTTTAACTACTTCGCTTATCGCGTCTTGAAGTTTGTCCGGTTCTATAACGCCCATCGCCGTAAGTTTTGCTTCGATGATCGCTACCATTTTTTCGACACTTGCTGCTTTCAAACCATACTTAGAGTAGGATGTTTTGACCGCTTGCGTAATTTTGTCTTTCATTTATTTGCTACTGTTTAAATTTATTATTACCAATATTTGCTAATGGCAATTATTATCACATGCAAAGATAATCAAATAAATTTAATTACCAAATGCTGATTCGGTAGCCTGATAAAAAGTGTCGTTGTCCTTATTTATGTGGTGGGAGGGAAGTTTAGTTTCTTAAAGTCAGGATTGCGTTTATGTGCAATGGCATCATAGGCTCGTGCCACATCTTCTTCTATGGAAAAGTATCCAAGATTCTTTATTCTCCCGTCTACTTGTATGTTTGCCTACCATTTTTCATCTCTTTTATGCCAGCTTACCCCAATGTATTTAGATGAGCGGTTTTTTCTCTTCCTTCTGTTCATTAGGTTTTCTTGATGTGTGCAAGGTCTCATATTCAACCTCTGATTATTTCTGCCATCTCTATCCTCGTGATCTATGTCTGATTTTCCATCACTATCTCCCATTAGAAATCTACGCATATACTGAATGGTGTGTTCGCCATTAACCACAACTCCCCTTGCTGCATAAAATGTATTTCCCTTTTTGTCGGCGTACCACGAGCCTGCCTGTATTAAACTTTCATAATCTGCATCGTCAACCATTGCAAATTGTCCTTGTGTTAAAGGTATTAATCTCATTAATTTAGTATAAAGCACAAAGCCCAAAAAGCAGTGTGAGAGACCTGCTTCCCGAGCTTCATCAGATTTTTACATCTGAAATATTTTTTCTTCGACTCTCACATCAAATTGCAAAGACAGTAAATTATTTCTAATTTCCTAATGCAATTCTTAATTTTATTGAATCTATTGCATTTGTCCCGAAAAGCATTATCTTTACGTTTTAAACTATTTTAGTGTTCATGCAGGAATTTATTTTATCCCCATCTGGTAAGAAATATTATACAAATGAATTTGTTGAGTCATTGCGTGAATCCAACCTAAATATTCCGGCAGGCTTCCCGTCTTACAATAGTATTCCGATGGCAGGATTTCAGGAGGAAGTCTTAATATCCGATGCTGACGTAGTTATAATAGGAGGTCGTCGCGGGGGTGGTAAGACGGATATAATGAATCGCAGCGCGCAATATAATCTTGATAAGCTGGGATTCTCAATGCATGGTTTCAGGAAGGAGGAAAAAGACATAACAAACGGACTGTGGAAAAATGCAACCGAGATGTATCGTGGATTTGGGGAGTTTTCAGACTCCAATTCTACAATCAAGTTTTGTAATGGAGATTCAAGGATAGTTTATGCTCACCTTCAAAATGAGAAGGAGGTAGATAGAAGGTTTAGGGGGATTGAGATGCCCCATGTTATTATAGACGAGTTACCTCAGATTGGATTTAAAACATTCTTTACGCTTCTGGCATCTAACCGTAACTCTCTTGGAATTAAGAATAAGTTTATCGCCAGTTGTAACCCTGTATCTAATAGACATTGGGTTTATAAACTAATATCGTGGTATATAAACGCTGACACTAATGAGGTAATTCACGAAAGGAGTGGGCAAATTAGGTATTTCTTCAAGTATGGAGAAGGAATCACGGACATTTCTTGGGGCTTGACCAAAGAAGAGGTTTACAATAAAGCTAAAGGATTTATAGACAATATTCACGACGATTCTTTAAATGATATGTCAAGTAAGTATGATCTTATTTCATCATTTACATTTATCGAAGGAGAGTATAGTCAAAACAAGATATTTAGAAAGAAAGATCCATCATACTTGGGTAGGCTCGCACAGCAAGGGGGTAGGCAGTCGGTTAAGGATATAAAAGGAATTTGGGGAGATGACGACACGGGGGAGGAGCTGGTTAAGGCATCTGAATTAGACAACGCATTTGAAAATCTACAAAAAGCAGGGGCAAGATTTCGTTGTGCTTGTGCAGACGTCGCTCTTACCGGAGACTACTTCGTTCTATTCGCATTTGAAGATAAACACGTTATTGATTACGAAGCATTTACAGGAGTACTATCAGATACGGCAGTTGAATTGACACGAAAGTTTCTTGACAAAAATAACATAAGAGAAGAGTATTTTGCCTATGACAGCAATGGGCTTGGGCTATATCTGGCTGGATATTTTAAAAGAGCTAAGCAATTTAATAACAAAGAAAGAGCATCTAATCCTCAGTTGTGGAATAATCAAAAGAGTGAATGCGCTGAAAAATTCACCAAGGCACTAAAAGAGGGGGAATATAGTTTTGATGATGATGTATTAAATCACGTTATTACAAAAAAGGATTCTAAAGGAGAGATAATAGAGCAGATGACGCTTAGGGATAGGCTTGAATCTCAGCGTCCCGCGTTTAAGCGGAAATCTGTCGATAATGGAAAGTTTGAGATAATAGGAAAATCTCAAATGAAACAGGAATGTGGGCATTCGCCCGATGAATTCGAAGCCTTATTTATGCGAGAAGTATTCAGTAGCAAAAAAAGGGGGTTTTCAAATAGTGGATTACTTTAACTAATAATATTTACAACATGGCAACAACACAAAAGACAGTTGATGAAATTCTACTGAAGAAGCCCTTTAGACGGGCGGCTCCAAACATAGCATGGCATCCGGCTTCAACGATGGGAGAATCTGCGCCAGTAATGCTTCCGAGGCAATTATGGGCGCAAGTAGATCAGTCGCAATTTCTGACTGAGTATGATCCGGCAGGACATAAAATTAATGATCAGTTCTACTATGCTGATCGGGTTAAGTCGGATTCGACCGGACAGAGGTACATTCATTTCGTAGAGCGCGTCAGTTTACCAATGCAGCAGATTATTGTTACGAAACAAATGGCGCATCTTTCTGGCAATTATATCCAATTTGTGGATAGTAACCCCCTTCCGACAGAAGAGCAGAAGAATTCATTGATAGAATTCAAGCAAGGGTGGATTAATAAAAACATGGAGGTCGCCATGCATGAGTTCTTCGAAATGGAAAAGATCACCGGAGATTCGGCTCTGTGTGGATATATCCACGAAGGTGAATTTGGATGGCGCACATTCGGTTATAAGAATGGGGAAATACTTTATCCCCACTATGACAATATAACCGGAAAGCTCAATCTATTTGCGAGAAGGTATATGCAGAATGAAGTTGAGTACGTTGATGTTTGGGATAGCAAAAACATGACTACCTATACCCGACAGAAAGGGTGGATGGCAAAGGTTTCGAAAGTGATCGGAGCGGATGGGTGGAATGTAGAGGCGCGCGCACCTCACGGATTCGATTTTGTTCCGATCTCTTATAAGAGGGATGATATGGGTGCTTGTTGGTCTAACATTCAGGATTGCATTGACAAATTTGAATTGGCGGTATCTCAGTTGCTTGAAAATAACAAGTCGTATGCCTTTAGAATTATGTTCATCAAAGGCGATGGGGATATTCAGAAAGATGCAGACGGGATGCCATCGGTTATTATTGGCGATGAGAATAGCGATGCAAAGTTCTTAGAGAAAGCAGACGCATCAACATCATTCGAGCTTCAGTTGAAAATATTGGAGAAATATATTTTGATGGGGAGCTTTACGGTTCTTCCTCCCGAAATTAGTGGATCTGGAGACGTATCTGGCGTAACCATAAAACTGCTGTATTCTCCGGCAGTTGAAAAAGCTATGGAGGATTCTCAACACTGGAATCAAGCATTGGATGATGTAGTTTCTATATTCAAATTTGGATTCGGGGTTGAGACTAAGAAATCTGCTCAGTTCAATAATCTGCCAGTAAGAGGTGAGATTATTCCATATGTACATCAAAATCTAATGGAACAAGCAACCATACTTAGTACTGGAGTAACAATGGGAACACTGTCGGTAGAAACTGCTTCGCCACAATATCCCAATGCTGCTAATGATGAATTCGCAAGGATAACTAAGCAAAATGAAGCTAAGCTCGCACAGGAGAACGCGAAGATAGAAGCGACCGCTAAAGCGAAACAGACAGGAATGAATCAAAATAATAAAGCAAGAGAAAATGCAGGCATTTGAACCTAAAGAAGCCAGATTCGTTCTGGAGCATATACAACAGGCATTTCTTGGAGAAGAAGTGCCCGTAACGTGCGCATTCAACGAATACGCTGTTGCTAAGGCTCAGCGCATTTCTGGCAGAGTAGATTACGTATGTGTTGAGTGGGATTTTTCACTATACGTACCTCGGATTATTTTTGATCCTAATTGTAGTAATGGAACTATCGTGAAGCTACTTTGCTTATACGTGTATAGTAAGGTAGCCGAAATAGTCAAACCGCCAGAACCCAAGAAGGCAGATGCTTTTTTTACGAAGTCGCCTGCAAAAATGTCGGGCGAGGAACTTAAATTCGAGCTGAAAATGATACATGGACTTTCAGACGAGAAGGTTGCTCAGTATAAGTCGATGCCTTCGAGGGTAGCGAAGATTATAGAAATGAGGAAGATAGCAGATGGAAACAGAAAGTAGATTTCCACCCAAAGGTGAGAAGTGCGCACCGGATCAGTTCACTACATTTACCGTAAGGATAAGTGAGGTGATTGTAAGGAACCTGTATAAGTACTCCGATAAGTATTGCAAGGGGAAAGTTAACACACTGACTGATCAGATCATTAACGAGTACATTGACACCCATTTTGGAGACCGTATGCTCACCGATTATGTTGGTGAAAATAAAGGTGGTAAGCTCAGAGATCCTTACTACAAATACAATCTTCAGATTCGGCAAAGCACGAGAGATCGCTTGAATGATATGGCAGACGAGTTTCAGGTCGCTCGGTCAATTATTGCAGGGATTGCGCTGAAGATTTGGATGATGGGATTAGTGGAATAGAAGAATACCTCCGTAGGCTATATATGATAGTTATATCCTGTGGAGGTTATTTTTGTCCCAATTTTATGATATATTTGGGACAAAAGAAACCCCACCGTTGCAGCGATGAGGTTTGAAAGGAGTAAAAATGAATGTTTCTTCGAGTTGTAAATATAGGTAAATTAATTGAGATTACCAAATTTAATCAATAATCTATAAAGTTCCTCCTTACAGGTGAATCCATGTCGCCAATGGTTAATTTTACCCTTCCGAGAAAACTCAACAATCTAACTACTGAATCTGTATTGAAATTCGTTTTGTTGCTCTGTTCTATTTCTCTTATGAATCTTAATCCAACTCCTGATTTTTGAGACATTTCATTTTGAGATAATTTCATTAATTTTCTTCTTGACTTTATATAAACTCTGATGTCGTACATTGGATCATTTTGATTTATGCGTTCAAATTCTAAGCTCTCGATAGTTAATGGGGTTACAGAATTTGAGTTTAAGAGATAATGCCCCTTACTAATAAAATAGTCAATCCAAAATTTTTCCTTTGCAAGTAGTAAGCTGTTATCAAATCCGTGATCAAGTATGGCAATAATCGGCTCCTTTTCGTCTTGTTCTAATCCATAAACCCAATCATTAACTTTTGCGGAATGAGACGCCTTTTTAATGTGTTCAAGTGGACGCACCATGCCACGAGTAGTCTGGCCAACATATACTGGCTTATTTGTATATGGGCAATAGAGAGCATAAATAAAATTGTCTTCTGTACTTGTTATCATTTTATTTTAAATGTTTTAAAACAACAAACCCTCAGACTCAGCTTGCAGACTAAGAATGAAGGTTTGTTAAAAAATATTATCAATTATGCTGCAAGACATGTGACAAATATACGAAATAAAACTGAGACTACCAAATATAATCACCCAATAGATGCTGACATTTTCCATCCGCATTAATAATCACATCCCCCACCCCCCACGATGACAATCCTTCGTTATATCCATGATCAAGCGTCTGGCATCCAACTACTAAACTCCCATCAGTTCTGGACGGAGAGTGAGAGTGTCCTGTAATAGCTTTCGACGATAAGTTCTTGAATTGCACAGAACTGCCCCTACTTCCGTTTGCTCCTTTGTCGCCATGCATATTCAATTCTATACCACAAACCACAATGCTATCGTCCACTTTAGTTGCATTGATGTCTATTTGCTTGACCAGATAAGGGAAAACGCCACAATCCTCTCTTAATGCAATTGGGAGTAGCTCCGCGTACTTTACCGCGTTCGGAATATCTTTGCGCCAATCCATATTGATTATATAGCGGTCTATCATGTTATCGTGATTAGATGCGACTACTACGATATTGTCGCACAGGGCATGTAGCTCTGCAAGAAAATCTAATGTATCCTCGATCTCATTAGCCAGACTATTTCTGCCGGACTCAAATCTTTTAACTTTTAATACCGCATTTTTTTCTTCGTGAGGGTTGATGCTTTCTGCGTCCATAACATCGTGTAGCACTACCATTTTTGGATTAATAGCAATTATTCTGTTTCGTATTCTTTCGCGAGCTTCTTGATCCAATTTAGATGTGTGGATGTCACCAAGAATTAATGCTTCTACTTGCGGGGCTTCTTTCACATCCCCGTTAATTACCCGTTTGCTGTAGTCGATAAAACTACCATCATCACATGCAGTTACGTAGTACATGTCTCCTTCCGTAACTATAACAAAACCATATACATGATGAAAACTTCCCTTTTTACCAGTTTTACTATCGGTGTAGTTCGGTAACGTACAGGCTCCAGTCGTGATCATAATTTTCGGAACGTGATTCTTGGGTACTGGCATAAACGCCATATGTACTCTCGGATGCCCAAATATACACGACTCAGATGCGCTCAACCCATTAAGTCCAGAAAGAGGCGTAACTGCTGTGGGCTGAATTTTCACATCAGACATTAATTGAATACCGTCGAAAAGATTATGCCTGTTAGCGTCCAGATATGGTAGGACTTCTGCGCACCAGACATCATTGGCGGCATCAGAAAAGACGCTATTAGGGTTCTTATATCTGGATGCAATCACATGCACCTCTGCCTCTTTATATTTGGCATAGACTAATAGATTCTCCCAAAACTGCTTATGTACAGGCGTAGAGTTTAGGGCGGTTGTGATTATGTAGGTCTTGGAAGGGGTTAGCGTTTTATGTGAAGCCTTCTCGTATTCGTTGTTTTTGCAGAGGGCGTTCATGTAAAGGGAGTAGAGTTCCATGTTTACTCCGGCAACTAAGCGTCCATTACATCCAAGCATTTGTCTTATTGACGTGCGATAGTTCTCTAATGTTCTGGAGCTATCTTGCTTAAACATCTCCTTTGCGATTGCTCTTTTATCGGTAATTCCTTTCGCAATACACTCTCGTATAACTTTTTCAGTGAAAATCATGTGATGTGGTGTTGGTTAGCACAAAGATAATATATTTATTTAGTTATGCAATAGGTAAAGTAAAATAAAAACCCATCCGGTAAGGGGTGGGTTAGTGTATTTAATGGAATTGCGGGCGAAAATCGTTCACACTTCACGAACCCGTCGTAACTATTTTGTCTTCCATCCTTCGCGGTTCCGTACCCAGAACTGGCTTATGATCGTGGTGCTTTGTGTAACTACAACAAGAATCGAACTTGTATCAATCACAGAATCGAACTGCTTTGAACCTTTCGGGCTCCTGAGTACCCAGACTCAGCTCCAGTCTCCCCAGAGGCGTCTGCCATTCCGCCATGTAGTTATCCTCGTCTTTCCGAGCGTGTCTACTTCGAACTAGTTGTACTGCCCTTGATTAATATTCCAGATAGAAGATTTAATCCTAACGCTTGCCAAAATCCAATCTTAATCAATCCAAATATAGGTGGCATAAGCCAATTCCAAAGCCACATAGTAGGAAGTGCCATTATAACTGCAAGCACAACCAATAATCCAATTACTGCAAAAATCTTTACTGCTGCTTCCATTTTTACTGTTTATTAATATTATGTTTAGAATGGTAAATCCTGATTATCACCACTTTGCGAATCCATAGGAGGCAAGTCATCCGCAGGTTTTGGTTTCGCGCCAGAAGTTTTCAAAATATTCACCCTCCACGCCGTTACGTTCGAGAAATACTTACCATTATACTCGCGGGACTCGACATTAAAACCAACCTCAACTTCATCATCGACTCGCATATCTGCGATCATTTCCGGCTTGTTAAATACGGTGAAGGCCACTTGCTTAGGATAACTACCTTCCTGCTCCTCGATTACGAAGTCTTGTTTTTTCCACGCCTTGCCTGCCGCGCTTGTGCCAGATGTCTTGGCTAAAATTGCTACTACCTTACCACTAATTTTTAAATCCATTATTCTGCTGTTTTATTGGTTTCTACTTCTGCCTGTCCCACATGCTTATTGGCTTCCTCTTTCATCTCATATAACGCCTTCTCTTCCGCAGTAATCGTTGCGTCATCTTCGGCAGGAACTTCTTTCGCTAATCCGTCAAAGTAAGAATTGTGAAATTTAATCCAATTTTCCATATACTTCGGATTCTGCATTGCCAGAGATGTAAATATCTGAGTGGCTGCGAAAACCTGCTCAAAATAATTTCGCCAATCATCTTCTTGACAGTCCTCAAAAAATGAGGCGATATTTTCCGGCGTTGCTGCTAATCTAAAATTCCAGACTTTATTTTCGTGAGATACTTTCAGATAGCCGTTCTCGCGCTCAATAATATAACTTCCTAACTTAACATTTTTTTCCATGCGTGATGTCTTATTTTATTTATATTTGTTAAAAATTTAATAAAAAAAAATCTCCATGATATTTAACTGCCGTTACATCGTAGGCTCTGGCTGCATCTTCTTTGTTATTAAAAAATCCTAAGCTAATACGCCTCCCTTCTGTCTGTATTCGCGACTGCCATTTTTGTCTTACATTGCTATAATGTACACCTTTATATTTTGATGATGAATTTATACCCAATCTTCTATTCATCATATTTTGTTGATGTGTGCACAGCCTTAGATTGCTTTTCTGGTTATTTACTCCATCCCCATCCTTATGATCAATATCTAATTTTAATGGATTATCTCCCATTATAACTACATGCATTAATTGAGCAGTGCGCTTTCCATTAATTGTAATCATTCTTTTTGCATAGAATTTATTTCCGTCTTTTTGCGCATTCCATTTAAATTGATTTAGATACTCAAAATCATCGTCATCTACTAAAGCCACTTTACCCTGTGTTAATTGTATTTGTTTCATTTAAAATATTCAACGTTTCTCCCATCCTTATTTAAAAATGCCATCTTTACTTTTCCAATTCCTGTCAGCTTCTCGATTGTTTCTTTTGTGCCGACCCGATCCTTTCCGTTTATCGACACTACAAAAATGTCTGTGTCGTTAAGTTCTTGATCTAATTTTAACCCCACGTCCGGCTCTGGTTTTGGTGGTGGCTTCTTTGGTCTCGTGGGAGCCATTATGATTCGAAAGTTATGGTTACTGAATCGAGGATTTGCCAATATTCTTTATTGAAGCAATTAATCCAAGTAGTGCAATGATCTCCGATAGCGTTACTGTCTCCGTTAATTACAGTTCCTGATGTTTCGTTTTTAAATAAAATTACATCCTTGCTTGCAACACCCATAGCCACTAATGGGAACATTTCAATTAGCTCATGTTTCTTCTCTTTTACTATTTCCGTTTTCATCTCTTTCTCTTATTAGTTTATAAATACAAAGATAATACATTTATTCAGACTTCCAAACTTTTTGGTAAATAATTATATAATTCTTTTAGGCTTATCGCGGATGTTGCATATTCCATAAATTTACTACTCCTCTTAAAATTAAACATATACTCCCTATTTCCCTGCTCCACAATCCACTCCACTTTCATACAACCATAATTGGTATTCAACTTCACAATCATTTCCCATGCTACCAATCCGGTCAGTTGCTCCCGACATTGGAGAAAGTAAAGCATAAAGTCCACATCCAACACCCGCAGCATCCTCCCGTCTACAACCGAAATAAACTGGTCGGGTCTGTACGTTTCGGATACATTCATAAGCACATATGTAAATAGCGACACATACTCATTCTCTTCTTGCAAGTCCGGCACTTCCCTTACCTCCAATTCCCGTACTCGCGCATCAGCTACGGCAAGAAAGCGTTTGACCGGACTGTTTCGGTTCGCATAGAAGCGGGCAAGCGAGGCTGATTCGTGGGAGTATAGGAGGGCGTATTTCATAAAGCGGCATCGGCATGACGCAAATCACATTCATAAAAGGCCGCATAATAACCATCTTCAGCCACTATTATATTTCCCTTTTGTTTAAATATCTCAATTCCATTTTTAGACATCTCTTGACCATACCCCGTTATGGCCTTGGTTAATTCTGCGTCCTCTTTCGACATTTCAAAAACATTATCTGTGTCTATTGGTAAAAACACAATCACTATATCGTTTTTCATCTCTTTTTGTATTATAAATTACTTGCCTCTTTCGTATCGTTCTGCAACTTAATCAACGCATCCTGCATTAAATCGAAATATTCTGCCCAATCCTTTTCGCTCCGGTTTGGCGGAAACTCAACAATGCAGTTGACTACATTTGCGAGTAAGGGGTATTTGTCGTGGAAGTCTTGGTTCATTTCATTGCCTCCTTTTTGCCATCTTCAACCCCTTTGATATATTCTTGCATTCCGTATGTTCTCATAGCCTTTCTGATAAGACCAAGAACCGGAAATATAACCGATATATCAATCAGGTTTTTATCTGCTTCTTCTTTTAGTATTTCGTATGGTGTCATTTCTTCCCTTCTATTCGTTTCATTTTTAAATAATTCTTCACTATCCGCATAAAATCGACTATAACCTTTCGGTCTTGCACAGATACCTTTATTCTTGGCTCGTTCATCGAAAATCAGTTGCATAACAATCTTCCGTTATCGTCCAATCATCCAACAGCATCTCTTCAAATGCCACATCCATAACCTTCTTATCTTTGTAATGTCCTATTACCACCCAATTGAGCGTATTACTTCTGGTTGCTTTCTGACGTTCTATTTCTAATGATCGCTTACTTTTTCTGATTATTCGGAACCCGCGCTGGACTTTCCAGGGCTGGGAGAATTTTTGAGTATCGTCTGACATTTTCGTAATTTTGTTATCATCATTTTTGCTTTCCTTTTCGTATTTAGGGTTCGGTTGTCGCTGCCCTGTATTCGGTCGATCTCTGCCAGTAGGATTAGGAGTGTTGTGCGGGTTTGGTTGGAGACGGTTATCATGTTAATTTTTCATAAAGCACATCCAGTGAGTATTAGATAATTTACCTGATTTATGTCCAAATAAAGGTTTATACCCAATTGTATCCAAAATATCAGATACTTTTATTTGGCTTTCATTCCATTTGAAAATCAAAGTTCCAAAGGGTTCTAAAACTCTCATACATTCATCAAATCCTTGCTTAATATCCTGTCTCCATGTTGTTTCTAAAACTCCATACTTTTTACACATCCAACTATTTTTACCAAGCTGGTTCATATGAGGTGGATCAAATACAACCATCTTAAATGTGTTGTCAGGAAAGTCTATATTTCTGAAGTCCATAATAACATCTGGCTCAATATCGAGCTTCCTTCCATCACAAAGAATATGATTTTCTGTTCTTATATCAGCAAATAACACATCTGGATTAGTTTTATCAAACCAAAACATCCTACTCCCACAACATGCATCTAAAATCTTCTTTTCTGTTTTCATCTCTTCTATTTTTAAATTGGCGGTAAATCATATTCCAGTTCTCTCTGATTCGGTACGCTCGGCTTCACTAGTGTTTTCCCCATACACTTATACGCCACAACCCTGCTAAATTCTTCCTTACTCATCGTCAATAATCCCTGAGAAGCTAACCGATCCCATTCCGCCAACATTGGCATGATGTAGTAGGTGTAAGTCATTCCATCCGCTTTTCGATCCTTCTGGAAATTCTTTTCTTTCAGTTTTTCGGCAAACTTGACATTCGAGAATGCATTGTAGCCAGATGCTTTGCAATAGTCCACATACTGCTTATACAGATCCTTTGCGGTTATTTGCATCGGGGCGTGGGTCTTATAGACGGGGATGTTGTAGTATTCCTGATCTTCTATGAATTTGAGGATCGAATTTGAGTTCATCTCATACTCAATTGCACGATCCGTTATTATTTCCGGTTCTGAAACCTTATACCCATTAGCTGAAACCATATCGAAACCATCTAATACCCAGTTTAATATAGCAGGCAATTCCTCAATTAATTCTCTGTGCAAATTAAGGTTTCTTTTCTCAATAGGAATCTTAACGTCAAATGGTATGACACTGAAACGTCTAAAATATCCGTCGCTATAATCCTGAGTGATAGGAAGTTCGTTGGCGTTTGCAATCAGTAATGGAATGTAATAGGCCGTAAAAGATTCCGAATATATCTGCCTCGCTTGCACTGGCTCTCCGCTTATTAAATTTTTAAAAACCTCTCCAGACAATTCTTTCTTTCCTAAGTCGGAGCAATAGTTTAAAATCTTCCCATTAATGGACGCTAAATTTTTCTGCTTGTCACCACCGCTTACTAAGGAACCAATATCAAAAGATGTCGTATTGCTTTTGCCAACAAGCCTTGTTATGACCTCATACACTACGCTCTTCCCGTTTGCGCCAGATCCAAGTAAAACCAATAATTTTTCGAGCTTATACCTTGATCTGTCGGCAAATAGAAGCCCACAATACTGTTGAAGCGTGATCCTGACAGACTCTAATGGTAAAACCTCTTCTAAAAATTTAATCCATTTCGGACACTTAGCGTTTGCATCGTAATTATAATCAATGCGATTTATCACCATATGCCTCGGAGAGAATTCAGATAATTCCCTTGTTTCTGCATTAAGTATTCCGTTTTCGAAACAAAGAGATCGGCGGTCTAGCTGGAATTCTCTTGAAGACAGCGATCTCATTACAACTTTTATCATTTGGGGAAAACTTCTTGTGAGTACCCCATTGCTGACGCCGTTTTTTCTCATACTTTCAAAGACGGCATTTTCGAGTACTTCATTCTTGGCTTCAACGTAAGAATGGCCATCAAAGTAGACAATGCCCCCATTGTGCTTATAAATGTCAAGCACTGGTAATGCGTCGAGATAGACAAATGCGATACCGCCTATTTTCTCCTCCTTATTGTCGAGTACTACTGCGTCCCTTAGTTTGGGCTTATTGATGGCTTCCGATAGACCTTCTACCAGACTTTTCAATTTAGATAACTCTAAAAAAAGAAGTTGAGAAAAAGTTAAACTGCGCGGCTTTCCCGTTTCGCACGTGACTGTAAGGTGACCCCAAGGAATTTTTAGAAAGCCCAAGGCTTCTTGAGTAAGCTAATCTCGTGAGCCATACGTGTCCATCACAAATTACTGAGTCTTCCGAAATCTGGATGACTGTTTTAAACTCCCCTGCTGTATCATTCTGTTTTTTCATCGTTGTATTTTTTGGTGGCTGTAAAGATAATACATTTATTTGAATTACCAAACATTAATCAATTTCAAATAGGTCCTCGTGTAGGTATGGCTCCTCCCTTACCATCTTAAGCAATATCCCATAGTTCACTAAGTCAATAATACTATTGTCAATCGACTCATTATTCGGCACTTTACTTCCCTGAAGATTCCCTATCCTGACTGCTTTGGTCGCTATGAAAACCAGAAGAACTTGCTCCGGCGTAATCCCAACCATAGAAGCGACTATTTTGAAATTTGATAGGCGATCCTCATTAACATAGTCATCCCCCTTGCTGTCCTGTATTTTACTTAGCTCGTCAAATATGGCAGTGAATGCTGCGGCTTGCTGTGTTTTGGTCATTTGTAAAATTGTTTTAGTTGTTTAATATAATAAAATACTGGTAGTAATAGTTCCTGCACATACCTGACTTCCCCATCTGCGCCGGAAGATTCGCCTCCAAGCCGGAGAACGCAATCACATACGCTCACCCATTCCAAATTCAACCTGATCCAATCGTGGTAGTCTCTCGGATGCGCCATATGCTGAAAGTGGCTATAAAGCGGTGCAAATAGTGCGAATCCGCCATTTATAAGCTCGTCAACTGTGTCAATTTACAGTTTTACGTTTACTGCGATGTCGCCTAAAGTATATGGCGATGCTATGTAGACTTTTATAATTTTATTGGCTTTAATAATGGAATATATTTGCAATCCACATTTCCCTTAATCCAAACCGTCCAAATAATTTCTAATGTTGGGGATCCGGTCTTTCCACCTTTTACTCTTTCCTGATATAGAAAATCTGGTCTCCATGTAAGCGGAAGTATGTACGATGGTGGGTTCCTGAAAAATAGATTGGCTCTCTTCTTTGCGTGCCAATACTGGCTTTTTAAAACCATCGCGACAATGTCAGCCTCCCCTAATGCCTTTTCAATAAACTCGGCAGATAAGTTGAAGGGTGGATTTGTAATAATAACATTGCAATCTTCTTTCGCTGTCAGGTAATCCGTTCCCGTGCTTAAGTCTGTTTCGATAACGTTGTGCCCGTAAGATTTCATCACATCTGCCATCGCGCCATTACCTGATGCGCACTCCCATATCTTACATGGTTTCAATTTCAAAAAATCCATTAGCACAATCGTCACATCTGGTGGTGTAGGATAAAAATCCAATTCTCTCCTATCCTCTTTTCTGCCGCCTCCTGTTAATTGCAGTTGTTTCTGTGTTGGTGTCATACCCGTTTCATCTTTTCTACGATTTGTACTCCTTTAAAATAATTAAAAAACCTCTCCTCAATCCCCCTAACTTCTAATCCGTTCCCGAAGATCAACCCCACATCGGTTCGCTTCCGTTCGACTAACCACCCTTCATTATCGCAGGAGCCAGTCGGTCGGCCTATATTGGAGAAGTATTCAACTCTTGTTACCACTTTCTCGGTTTCTGAAAGTTCCCAGAGGCTTCGGTTCTTTGAGGGTGTGTGAATCCAGATACGTTTCATTTCCTCGATTCGCTTGAGGCGTATAACATCTGCCTTTACTGTTTCTGGAGTCTTCATAATCTCGTTAATTGTATTATTTTACTTTTAACATCAAAGACGTATCTCTTATCAAATTCAGAGCTTCCTTTCGGGTATAACTGCATTGCGGAATGTTTTACACCTTCATTGTAGGACTCTTTTTGGGATAACTCAATCAGATTTAATACTGTTTGTAACCCGTAAAAATAATCAAACCCGTGTGCCTCGTTTGGGGCGTTACTAATTATTTCTCTTGCTGTTCTCATATTTTACCTCCACTCCTCCGGCTCATCTGTGTAGTCGGTTTCTTCAATTAACTCATTTTCAGTAGCCATGATAGCTTTCCTCGTCTTTAGTTTCTGGAATAAACCTCTCAATATTAGACTCATGTCCACAGAAATTGCAACGACACATATCATTCATTCTCGTTACGTTCGTAGCCCCACAACCCTCTCTTGGGCAGGTCAGGACGAGTGCGGTATATCCGTCATCGTCTTCTGGTTGGTATCCAGTGGGTGTTCTCATTTCTTTTTCTTTATTGGTGAATTGTGGTGTATGCATCCAAAATATTCATCTGTCACAAAACAATACTGACTTTTATCGGTAGCTCCAAATGGAACTTCATTCTTTTGACTTTCGAATCTTTGGACACCCATATGCTTTCCGCTTCTATTGTTCCTATCGAGTACTTTTACATCTCCAGAGTTCGATGTTGTAAAATACCATTTGTGGCAGGTGCATATTCCGTTAAATTTAGAATATTCTAATTCTGCCTGTTGATTCTTCCAGCTCGCGCATGTTTTACATAGCTTCATCAGTTACCTCCTTCCAAATCATTCCGCAACATCCAATTTCGCCCAGCTCCTTACATAATTCGTCGGCTTCTTCGGTGCAGGGATAACCCGCGCATCCGTGGCATAATCCACTATCTGACTCTTCTTGCTGCTCGTAAGTAATTCCTTTGTGTTCTGTTTTCATCTTTTATTATTTAGTATTAGGTGATTCAAGTCCTGCTATAAAATTTATTTGAAAATCAATTTTTTCAAGCTCTATCTCATAATCAGAGTAGTCATCATCAATAAGTTTCATTAATTCCCTGAAATCATTAGTTCGATAAACGGCTTTAATTTTGCCCAAAACACTAACCCCATCCGCAAACCATTTGGGATTGACTTCCTTTATTTTTCTCATTCCGGTCGGCAGTTGATGTGTCATTAAATTATCTGAGAAGACAAAATTTAACATCTCATACACATCACCAATGTCGGTTGATAATCTGCCATCTAATAGCGAGAAGGCTTTTTTAAGTGATACTTTCATCTTTCCTGTTATTATTAAATTTCTACTGGCTTATCTCCCCACTTCAGTTCCCGTCCAATTAGTTTCTGGATTGATCCAGATGGGAGGTGTATATACACATCATCGGAATCGCTAAAATATCTAATCACACCCTTTACTGGTTTATCTTGGTAAATTCATTCCGACTTATCCTCATCAACTGCTAAATATGCCATACGTTTTTGTTTTGGTTTGCATGATGCAAAGATAATATATTTATTCGGATTCACAACTATTTTTAGGGTTTATTTTGGATTATTTTTATTTATCTAATTAATCCAACTTTAGTCATCCACTCCCGCTCCTTTTCTTCCGATTCGAATTGAACCCAGAGAACCTTATGCACATAAGACCAGCACTTAACGAATACGCCATCTAATTCCGCTTGCTCACAGATTCTCCCGTATTGCCCATCTCTACAAGCCCGTGTAAATGTTATTCTTCTTTGGATCATTTTGTTGAAATTAAAATAAACGGTCTCCTAACTCCCAATGCTAAAAATTCAGCGGCTTCCAGTGCTTTTAACGCCTTTTCTTCAACCGCGCCATCCAATTCAAATAATGAATATAAAGCTCCAAGCGCAAAATTATCGCCACATCCAACAGAATCTATTCCATTAAGGTTTTCTCCGACCTGAAAATCACCTTCGACTCTAAATAATCTGTCCTTGTATCCAACCAAAAAGAATCCACCTCTCTCTTGACCGTCGTCATCTTTTTGCATGTATCCACCCTCTCTGTAGCACCTCCTGACCTCATCAATAAAATCAGTGCACATATATTCGTAAAGATCCTTATCTTTTATTTCTGGTTGCTTAAACGAAAATTTAAGCAGTTGCATCATTCGCCACGAAGACGTACATCCAAAGACAAAATCGCCATTCTTGAAAACTTTCGGATCTTTCCTTATGAAAATATTTAATCCGCCAGATGACGCTGAATCTCCGCCAATTACAACCGCCTTTGATTTCTTATCTACTATTCCTACTATGCAAGTCATTTCTCCCCCTCCTTTTCGATTCGTTCCAATTCGGTTATGAATGTGCGGTAACAGTTAAGCTCAGTTCCGAGCACTGTTAATTGAATGCAGTTGCCGCCTTTCTTTATCAGCTTCATTTGTTCTTTTATTTTGGCTTGGTACTCTTCTATTAACTCTCTCATCTCGCTTTCTTTAATATTCGTGTATATTTCTGCATTTCTACCTTATCCCCATCTTTCAGGATTGCTTCGGCGCGCTCGATCTTATCCCTGAGCTTCCCTGACTGCCCCGTAGCTATTCCACTCCACATCTCCAGTTCCAGTACGTTCTCTCTGAGCCTTTCTATTTCTTTCAGTAGCTCTCCGGTCACTTTCGCTATTGGCATCCCCTCTTGTGTCTCGCCTCTTTTGGTGGTTAGGTTAAATCTCCGGCAATCTAGTTTATTTCCGTTCTTGCAAAAGATTCGCACCTTCGGATCTTTCTTACATAGGACGTATTGGGGCAGAGTCCACCGCTTCCCGTCGATCAGCGCATTTGGGAATTTATCCATCCCCCACTTATGCGTCGATGCTCTGAGAAAATCGCGGTCATCCATGATGGCGCATTGGCCGTTATTGAGTTCGAGGAGTTGGCTCATAACTTTACGACTCCAGAATCAATTCCGTAACTCTCACATATTTCTATTATATCATCCGGCACGACACCGGATGGATAAAACAGATCGCAGAATGTAACCCAATTTGGCACATTAAGCTTGTATTTTTTAGATTTAGTGGTGTAATATACCTTTACTGCATTCCTGACCATTTCTGTCGAAATTAGCACGTCCTTGTCCTCGTATACGCGTTCTGGTTCCGGCTCTGGTATTTCATATTCGCTCACAGGAAAATTAGTCCATGTATCTATGCCCCGATATTTTATTGCCAGCTTGTCATATTCTCTGGCTGCTCCGATTTCCGTTTCAAAATATTTCACGTGCCTATCACCAGCGATCTTAATGCACATAACCCAATTGCCATTTTCCTTATGTTTGGAAACGCCTTTATATTGGCTACTTTTTTCTTTCATCTCGCGTGGTGTATAAAGTATAGGTTTGACCATCGGCTTTTCTTTCCTTTAAAAATCCAAGATCGCGCATAGCATACGCAAATTTAACTACCGATAACGGAGTTAATTTTTCAGCAATACAATATTCAAGATATACCCGATAAAATATCTTTGCTGTCTTTTCAACCTTAACACTAAAAATATCGGACGCAACCGGACTATACCCCAATATTTCCATTAAACTATCAGCATTTAATTTCCGGTTCGATTCTGGATTGACTGGTTTTTTATTTACTAATTTAACTTCAGTGCCAGAAATTGCGTCTGGCAACTTAGATAATCTCAAAATCTCCTCGGACATGATGCGAAAATCAATATCGTTGTATTTCTGATCGTCTGGCCTCTGACTATTACTTGCCTTCATTCCGTCCACATAAGCCTGTGCCGCTAATACCAATGCCAATTTTGTTGTGTTATAAAACTTCATTGTAAAATGTTTTAAATAACAAAACCCCCAGAGAGGCAGGTCGAGAACTGCACACCCAAGAGGTTTCATAAAATGTTTTGAATGGATCTCGACTTCCATGATGCAAATATAAGAAACTTTTCCGAATAAACAACACCCCACGTAAAGAAAAACAAAAGGTGTTTATGGCGGAAGCTGATTAAGGGGCGATTTTTGGCCGATTTTTAGCTTTTTTCGATGATTTTCATGTGTACTTTTGCGTGATCATGTGTACTTTTTTGGGTGTTTTGGTCGTTATTTTTTGGAAAATTTTCACAGCTACATCTTTTACTGTTAAATAGAAGCGTTAATCTACTGATTTACTTATAAATAGAAAATGAAGCAGTGAAGTAATTGAAATATAAAACTACATTACATTAATCGTATTTGATTATCAGTTTATTAAGTCTAAAAAATGAAGCTGTCCGTACTGTAAGGGATAAACGGCAAAAGTGTTCTACTATTATGTACTACTAAATGTACACAGTATATATGTGTGTACTTTATATGGTACATTATATATTTCTATTTATATATATATGTCTTACAGTAACACCAGTTACATTATTTAGCTCTAATCCATTGATTATTAACAAAAAAAATGCAATGTAGTTGTATTTTGTCGATACTTCGCAGCTTCATCAGCTACATCCACCCCGATCAGAGGCATAATTTACAAATCACAAACACCGCAGTTAAGGAGTACTTGATATTATTAAGGCACACTTAATAATACACACAAAATACGGGAATAGTGTTACTGATGGGAATCAGATAATTAAAAAAAATTTAAAAATTTTAAAATAAAAAATAATTCTTGTGAAAGGGAAGGCGCGCCCTGCTAAAATTTTATAGGGGGGGTGTACCCTCCAGCCAATTCTCCGCCAGTACTGGAGTTAATTGCCACGTGCATTAGTTGTTAGTAGCACATAAACATATTATATCTATAGATATGATATAAGTGTATGTGTGTTAGATGGTTAAGTGTGTGTAGGTGGCTAAACGCGTATTTTAAATGTTAAAATTGTTTTTAAAATCGCATGATTCACACCTTTGAGGGAGATAGTATCGGATTGTTTCGTTATCCTGTTTAGGTTGCTCTTTATTAAAGCCTTGTAGTGTTGAAAGTTTAATAAGTAGGTCTGCTTTTAATTTTGGTTCATTCGTTACGCGTATCAACTGAGTAATAGCCTCAATTATGGCCGTTTTACTTAAAATGTCATTATCATTATGTTCAATGCTTTCGCTTTCCGAGTCAATTACAATCCTCCTATTTTTTGTTAAATAGGCTTTTACTGACTTGTTATTAATCCAATTATTAGCGCGCTGTTGTAGTAGTGATTGATCAATT